CGGTCGAGCGGGCCGAGCGGTTGTGCCAGCACATCCGCCACCGCCCCCGCGACCGCCTTGGCCTGCTGGAACCCGGCCGCATCGGTGATCACCGAGACCACGAAATCGTGCCGCGCGCCGGAGGCCGACCGGTCCGACCGCTCCGCCACCTTTTCAGGACCGAGCGAGACATAGAGCGACGGGATCGCCCCCACGGGCGGCGCGTCGAAGATCGCCGTCCCGACCAGCCCCGACAGCGTCGCATCGGCAGAGAGCGCGGCGTAGACGGCCTTTTGCAGCGCGGCGGACAGCGCATAGGTCATGTCGCCACCTCTTCGGTCGCAAAACACGTGAGGTAGCGCCCCTGCGGATCCTTCTCCGCCACGGCCTCTATCCGGTAAACCCTTGATCCTTCGCGGAACCTCTGCCCCGCCTCGGGGCGCGACGGCACGCCGACCGGCGCTCCGCGCACCACGATGCGCCAGTTGACCCGGCCCGTCGGCACCGCGCCGAACTCTGCCCCCCGCCCGGTGCGCGCCGTCACCTCGGCCCAAACCTCGCCCAGGGGGACCCAGGTTTCGGTGAACCCGCCCGCCGCATCGGCCAGGCGCTGCGGCTCCTCCAGCACCAGCTGCCGGTCGAGACGCACGCTCATGACCGCCCCCCCTGGAAGAGCCGCATCGGGCGATACCGTTCCAGAAGCGAGGTCACGCCGAAGGGCATACAGCCCGATCCCAGGCCCGTGGCCTCGCGGTTTTCGTAGTAATGCGCCGCCAGCAGCATCACCGCCTGCGCCAGATCGGGCGGCAGGTCCCCCCAGACCGGCCCGAACCCGCCCGAGAAGCGGACCCGTATGGACCCGTCGGAAGGCGGCTGCGGCAGGCCCGCGCTGCGGCCGCGGAGCATCGGGAAATGCACATCCTTTTCCAGCCGGTAGCGCAGCGGATCGACCACGGTCGCCGCCCCCTCGGCATCCACCAGCGACACTTCGGAGATCGCGGTGACCGGACCCACGGGAAGCCGTTCGGCATCGACGCCCGACCAGCGCGGGATCGTCCAGGTGAAATCGCGGGAAATCAGCACCTTGCTAGTCCGCGCCTCGACCGAGGACATGGCCGCACGCAGGAAACTTTCCAGCACCGCGTCCTGCACCGTATCGCCGGTGAACCCCCGTCCAAGCCGCAGATGCGCCTTGAAATCCTCGACCGGCAGCACCGCCGCCAGCACCTCGTCATCTTCGATCAACATCCCCGAACCCTTCTCTTGTCTGCTGGTTTGGCGCGTGCCCGCTCACACCGATGCGGACGGAGGGAGCAGCTGGTCGGCATCAGCGACCACGCGCCCGCCGGGGACCCGAAGGCCCCCGCCGATCACGACCCTCAGGAGGCCGCGAATTTCAGCAGCTTGATCGCCGCGAAATCGGTCACGTCCCCGCCGACCCGCTTGGTCGCGTAGAACAGAACATGCGGTTTGGCGCTGAACGGATCGCGCAGCACGCGCAGGTCCGGGCGCTCGGCCACGGTGTAGCCGGCGTGGAAATCCCCGAACGCGATCGAATAGCTGTCCGAGGCGATGTCGGGCATGTCCTCGGCCATCAGGACGGGATAGCCCATCAGCCGCGCCGGTTCCCCGGCGGCCAGGCTGTCGGCCCAGAGGAACCGCCCCTCGCTGTCCTTGAGCTTGCGCACCGCCCCGGCCGTCTTGGAGTTCATAACGAACGTTCCGTTTGCCCGGTAGCGCGCGCCGAGCGCATAGACCAGATCGACGATCGCATCGACCGGGTCATTCAGATCGAACGATCCGTCAGCGCCGGTCGCGACATAGCCCAGGTTGCCCCAGGACCAGGAGGCATCCGCAACCGCAGGGTGATCGAGAATCCCGGTCGGTTTGTCCGTGCCATCGCCCGAGATGAACGAAGCGGCCTCGGAGCGGGCGAATTTGTCCGCGATCCGCTCTGCCAGCCAGGATTCGATGTCGAAGGCGCTGTCGTCGAGCAGACGCTGCGACGCCTTGGGCAGCGCGGCGAGTTCGAATAGCGGGATCGAGATTCTATCCACGGTTGCAGTGGAGGTTTCCGAAACGGAGCCGGTTTCCGTAACCCAGCCAGAGCCGATGTCGGTGGTGTCGACCAGCACGTCATAGGAGGTCGCCTCCACCTGCACGACATTGGCCACCTGGCGCAGCGAGGCGGCGGATTTCAGCACGCCCTGGATCGTCGCGGAGGTCTGCGGATCGACGAGATAGCCGCCATCGCCCGCAACGGCGGTGCTCATCGCCTTGCCTTCGAGCGTCAGCCCGCGCAGCCCGTCGTCATCGCCGGAACGGAGATAGGCGCCAAAGGCTTTCTGATGCGGCGCGGCGGCATCGGCCTCACGCGCCAGGGCGGGGCGTGCGCCCGCGGTGGATTTGCGGTCAAGCATGGTCATACGGCTTTCCTGTTGTTTCATGCGCTCTGTCATCTGGTCGCGGAAGGTCTTGAATTCCGCCACGAATCCCGCGACTGCGGTCTTCACCTCGGTGGCCGGAGTGGGCGGCTCGGACAAAGCCTCTCCGGGCCGAGAAAGGATCTCGGTTCGTTCCATCATCATGTCCCCGTCGAAGGGTTGAGCCGGGCCTAGCGCCCCGCCATTTCCAGCCGCGCGTCGTCAAAGACCGCCGCCAATTCGCGCAGGCTGTCGTCCAGGGCCTCGCCCTTGGCGGCCACCCGCGCACTGGGAAGCATCGGGAAGGTGACAAGCGACACCTCCCAGAGCTCCAGTTCCTTCAGGGTGCGTCCGCCCCCGTCATTCTTGCCCGCCCGCAGCGTCCGGTAGCCGATCGACAGCCCGTCGATCGCGCCCGCCCGGATCAGCGCCGCGGCCTCTTCGGCGCGGGCCACGCCACGCAGCAGACGGCCCTTGACATAGAGACCGCGGGCGTCTTCGCGCACCTCGCCCCACACGCCGATAGGTTGTGCCGGATCATGCTGCCAGAGCATCTTGACCGCGCGCCCCGTCGCCAGGGAGGCCGCATAGGCCCCCGGTTCGACCCGGTCGCCGCCCCGGTCGGCCGCCCCGAAGAGCGAGGCATAGCCCGCGATCCCCATGTCGTCACCGACCGTGATATTCGCCTCTGGGCCGCAGAATTTGTGTTCAAGTTCCATAGCTTACACCCCTTCTCTCGCAGTTTGAGAGAGATAAACTCAGATTTAAGGCAAACGCGTTAAGAGCGATTGGAAGCCTTCTGCAAGTATCACCGCAACCACGCCGTAGACCGTCAGCCACAGCCGCCGCTCAAGCCGTTCAATCACAACCTCAAGACGTGCGATCCTCTGGTTCAGCGCCTCCACATGCAGGCGCGACACCCTCTCGTGCGCCTCCAGCCGGAGCGCGGGCGCACAGTCGAACCGTTCGAATCCGACGCGCCGGATCTGGCTTTCATCACTCATCCTGCGCCTCCGCCGGGAGGCCGAGCAGCGCCCGTTTTTCCGCCCGCGTCAGGAAATCCGCCCCCGCCACGCGCGCCCATTGCGCATCGCGTTCCGCCGACAGCGCGGGCACCTGGTCGAGGTCCGGGCGCAGCGTCACGCGCTCTCCGGTATAGCCTTCGAGCCAGGCCGAAATCGCCGCGGTGACCCGCGTCGCCAGCGGCAGGACCGTGAGCCGGAAGAACGCGCGGTGCGCCTCCTGGTAATTCGCATAGGTCGCCTCGCCCGGAATGCCGAGCAGCATCGGCGGCACCCCGAAAGCCAACGCAATCTCCCGCGCGGCGGCGTCCTTGGTGCGGTGAAATTCCATGTCCGAGGGCGAGAACCCCATGGGTTTCCAATCCAGCCCCCCCTCCAGCAGCATCGGCCGCCCGGCATTACGCGCGCCCATGTGGTGGGCCTCCAACTCACTGGAAAGACGGTCGAATTGCTCTGCCGTCATCGACGCGCCCTCGGGCCCGTCATAGACCAGCGCGCCAGAGGGCCGCGCCGCATTGTCGAGCAGCGCCTTGGACCAGCCCGAGGCGGAATTGTGCACATCCACCGCCTGCGCGGCGGCCTGCATCGCGGAATGGCCGTAATGGTCATCCTGCGGGTGAAAGTTCTTCACATGCAGCACCGGGGCGCGATCCGTCACCGCGAAGCGATGCTTGCGCCCGCCGACCGTGTAACCATAGGCCACAGGCCAGCCATCCGCGCCCGGCACCACCGACATCCGGTCGGAGCGCAGCACATGAAGTTCGACCGGCGTGCCATCCTCGGCCGCCACGGCCTCAAGGTAGCCATTGCCGGTGAGGACGAGCTGACCATAGAGCGCCTCAAGCAGTTCGGCCCGGCCCTGCGCCGCGTTCGGACGGGCCAGCAGATCGGTGACCGGATGCACGTCATAGCGCGTCGTGTCGTCCTGGCAGATCAGCGGCAGGGCGGCGGCGGCCTCTGCGATCAGCTTGACCGCGCGAAAGCCGACCGGGTTGCCCTGAAACCCCGTGCGGGTCAGCGAGGCCATGTCGCGCGGCGACCAGGCCACCCGCCCCGCCGAATGGTAGGAGATGACCGGACCGGCGGCGCTGGCCTTGAGTTCGGGCGCGCTGTCCCGCCGGAAAAAGTCGATCATGCCCATGGGCGTCTCCTCGGCTGCGTGTCGTCGTGTGAGAGAATTTGCCAACGAAAGGTTAACCAAGACTTCCTAGACCGTTCGCACCTTCGGCTCTGCGCGCAACACCCGCGCGGAGATCATCAGATCGGTCAGCGCCCAGACCAGCGCGTCCAGCCGGTCAGGCGAGCCTTTGCCCTCCCAACCCCTTGTTGTCATGGCACAAAGCTGATCCTCCAGCGCGCCCATCCCGCGCAGGTGATGCACCCGCCCCTGTTCGTAGAGCGCCGCGACAGGTTCCGCCCGCGCCGATTTCCCCTTGGCCGCGCGCACCTTGCGCAAGGGGACGAGCGGGTCGACCTGCCGGATCACCGCCTCCACCAGATCGCCGCCCTGGTTGACCTCCGCCACGATGCGGTCCGCCCCGTGGCGTTCCAGCGCCGCCACGGCCGCCTCCGCCCATTGCATCGGCGAGGCGGCGGAGACCGAGGCATCCTCAAGCACATAGGCGCGCCAGTCCTCGGGTGTTTTGGCCATCTTGACCCCCGCCACGACGATCCCGCATTCGTCGGACCCGGCATGGCCCGTCACCGGCGGGTCGACCGCCACCACGATCCGGTCGAGCGGCGGCGCGTCGGGGATGCGCGCAGCCTCCAGCATCTCGTGGGTCCAGAGCGCGCCTTCCGCCGCGCCCAGCATCACGCCCTCCAGCTCCTGCCGCCCAAGCGCGGTGCCCGCATAGCGCGCCCGCACCTCCGCCAGGAAGGAGGCGGCAAGGTTGGCGCGGTTCGCCTCTGTCGGGGCGTGGGTCACGACGGTGGAGGGCATCGCCAGCAGGTCCCGCAGGATCGCCACCGGGCGCGGCGTGGTGGTCACGCAGACGCGGGGATCGTCGCCCAGCCGCAGTGCGAATTGCAGCATGTCCCAGGCGTCCTGCCCTTTCTTCCACTTGGCCAGTTCATCGACCCAGGCGCCGTCGAACTGCGGCCCGCGCAGCCCTTCGGGCTCATGGGCGGAAAAGGCGTGCGCCTGCGCGCCGTTGGGCCACAGAAGCCGCTTGCGCCCCGCCTCCCAGGCCGGGCGGCGGTCGGGCGGGGTGCAGGCGAGGATGCCGCTGTCGCCAAAGATCATCACCTCGCGCACCTGGTCGATGGTTTCGCCCACAAGCGCCAGGCGGGAGCAGCGCCCCGCGTCCAGCGGGCGGTCGCCTTCGACCTGGGCCCGCACCCATTCCGCCCCGGCCCGCGTCTTGCCCGCGCCGCGCCCGCCCAGGATCACCCAGGACCGCCAGTCGCCCGCGGGCGGCAGCTGATGCGGCATCGCCCAGAATTCGAAAAGGTAAGGGAGAGCCATGAGCTCTCCCTCCGTCAGGTCATCCAGAAACAGCTCCTGCGCCGCAGCAGGCTCTGAGGCGATCCAGCTTGCACCCGATCTCAGCCCGGGCGACCCCGAGGTCGAACCCGCTGTCTCCTGCGATGCCAAGCTGTTTTCGCTGTTCTTCATGAACCCGTGCCTCCACGTCATATGCCAGTTTCAGGAAATTCCGGACGTCCCCGGCGCATCTGAGCGCCTCCCGCGTGAAGCCCGGCTCCTCGCTCTGCACATAGCCCTGCATGGCGCGCAGATCGTCCTTGAGCCGTTTTAGCTCTTCGACGATTTCCGCAATGTGACCGGAGAGTTCGGAGGTCTGCTGCTCTGCTTTGATGAGAGTCATTGTGATTGCCCTGTTTGTTGTTTTTGTTGGCCCGTCCGCTGGTTAGCCACGAAAAAAAGCCCGCGCGGTTTGGGGCCGCGGGGCCTTTCGGACATGCCTGTCCAGCATAGGGTTACTTATACGTTACCCCGTACGGTCGGTCAAATCGGCGCGTCCGGGGAGCGTACGGTGGGGGGGGTGATTTGGCGATCCGCGCTTTGCACCAGCGCGCCAGATCATCGAACCGGACGAGGCCTGCCGCCATATCCGTGGCGCCATGATTGCCAACCATCCCATGGAGGAGCGCATCAGCCGTCCTGGATGTCCGCCTGTGGCACCCGGAAGAGGGCCAGGCAATGGCAGACCGGATCAGGTGCAGACTGGCCTCTCCCGCCCGACCGCCACAGGTCGACGGCTCATCGCGCCACCCCTCACCCCCGCAACCCCCGCCTTGCCTGCCCGCTTCCTTGACTTCCCCGCGCCCCGCGGCCCTTCTGAGCGCGGAGAGCCGGTGGACCGGCGGGGACGAGCGGCATGACAAGGACATATTCTAACCGCGCCTGGCTGCTGCTGATCCCGGCGCTGCTGGTGATGGGCTTTGTCGCCGCCCTGCCGCTGATCGCGGTCTTCAACTACTCCTTCCACGACATCTTCACCCTGGAACAGGCGTTCTGGATCGGCCCGGACTGGTACCGGGAGATCCTGTCTGACCCGCGCTTCTGGGGCAGCCTGGGCCGCAGCGCCCTGTTTTCGCTCATCGTCCTGTCGGTGCAGGTGCCGCTTGGCATCTGGCTGGCGCTGCTGATGCTGCGCATGGGGCGGCTGGCGGTGCCGGTGCTGATCCTGCTGGCGCTGCCGCTGGTCGTGCCGTGGAACATGATCGCGGGCATGTGGCTGACCCTCATCAACCCCGAGATCGGCGTGCTGGGGAAGGCCATGGATGCCGCCGGGATCGTCTTTGACCACAAGTTCACCGCGCTGCACACCTGGATCCTGATCGTGACGGTGGACACCTGGCACTGGCTGGGCCTGGTCGTGATCCTGTCCTATGCGGGCCTGTCGGCCATCCCCGCGCCCTACCGGCAGGCGGCGGCGATCGACGGGGCCTCGCGCCTCGCCGTCTTCCGCCATATCGAGCTGCCGCGCATCGCGGGCGCGCTGTCGATCGTGCTGCTGCTGCGCTTCGTCGACAGTTTCATGATCTATACCGAGGCTTTCGCGATCAACGCGGGCGGACCGCAGGATGCGACGACCTTTGTCTCGCTGGAGCTGGGAGAGGACATCAAGTCCTTCAGCTATGGCCGCGCCGCCGCCCGCGCCATGCTGGATTTCCTGATCGTGCTGGCGGTGGCCTGGGCCTTCATCCGCATC